TTTGAAGACAAAGCACATGACCAGAAATGACTGTTATACAGCCGGGAGAAAGATCACACCTAAAGGCATCATGGTTCATTCTACTGCCACACCGGGCGTGATGGCTTCTGATTGGTTTAGCCGGTGGAACAAATCCTACAAGTCTGGTGAAATCAATCGTCAGGTTTGTGTCCATGCCTTCTTGGACGATAAGGAAGTCTGGCAATACCTACCTTGGAATCATAGAGGTTGGCATGCAGGCGGTAAAGCGAATGATACCCACATCGGTTTTGAGATATGCGAGCCGGGTGGGTTTTCTTATTCTAAGAATCAGATGGTCGGCTACGATGTGAAGAAAAATGAAGCCTACTTTAGAAAAGCATGGCAGAATGCAGTAGTCCTTTGTGTCCATCTCTGCAGAGAGTATGGTCTGACTGAAAAAGATATCATCAGCCATGCGGAAGGAAACAAGAAAGGGATCGCATCTAATCATTCAGATGTGGGTCACTGGTTCCCAAAGCATGGAGAGAATATGGATACCTTCCGGGCTGCAGTAAAGAAAGCTTTGGAGAATGTCGGTGAAGGTAAAGAAGATTTTGAAGCGGGTGATATCGTTGAAATCAAAGCGTCTGCCAGAACTTATTATCCAGGTGGTCCAATCATTCCTAATTGGGTGAAATGGAACTATCACCTAATCACCCAGGAAGTGTTTAATGGTAAACCTGTGATCAAAGGTGGCAAGGAATGTGTTCTGCTTGGTAAAACCATTCTGAAAAGCACCATGGATGAGAAGGCTGGTATTATGACCTGGATTGATAAAGACAATCTCGAGATGGTCAGTGCTGGTGTGGAGGTCGAACCTGAGAAGGAATCCGGTAATAAATACTACCGGGTACAGGTGGGTGCATTCAGCGAAAAGAAGAATGCAGAGGCCCTCATGGCCCGTTTAAAGAAGGCAGGATTTGATGCCTACATGAAATATGATTAGGAAAAAATCGCAAAATTGTAGCCGGTGTTATCTCTATAGCATCGGCTTATTTTTATCCCTATATATAGTAGAAATGACTTGATAAATACTCGGTTTAGAGTGATATATGTAATACGCTAGAAAGCTTGAAACCTTTAAATTTAGAGGGTTTTAGGCATTATTATTTTTACCCTTTGCGATAACTCAAGCGTCGCTCATGATACGAAGCAAGGGATAAAAAGGAAAGGAGAGGAACAGGATGAATCATGCTAGAGTTCAGGAAATACCAGTAGGATGGAATGATGTCAACGCACAACCTAGAACGAAAAAGCTAAAAGTTGCATCCTACTGCCGGGTGAGTAGTGAAGAAGAATTGCAGCTAGGTTCACTAGAGAATCAGATCATTCATTACACCAACTACATCAGGTCAAATCCTGATTGGTACTATGCTGGCGTATATTCAGATAAAGGTAAATCAGGTACAGATATGTCAAAGAGAATCGGCTTTAACCGGATGATTAGAAATGCGATGAATGGAGAAATTGACCTGATTATCTGCAAATCCATATCAAGATTTGCAAGGAATGTTGTGGATACAATGGATATTGTGAGACAGCTTACTGAAAAGGGTATTTTTGTGATTTTCGAGAAAGAGCGGCTGAATACCAAAGATATGACCAGTTCACTGCTCATAAAAATTCTTGCAACTTTTGCTGAGGAAGAAAGTAGAGCTACATCGGAGAATATTGATTGGGCCTACACAAAACGATTTGAGAGGGGCGAAGTGGTTGCTGGGCAGCTCTTTGGCTACGAGGTCAACAAGGATAAAGAATGGAGCGTCGTTGAAAAAGAAGCCGAGGTTGTAAGAGAAGCCTATGACCTATTTCTTAATGGATATAACATGACAGAGATAGCCAGACACTTTATAAGAAGAGGATACAAGAAGCGTTCTGGCGAGATTGACTGGAATAATAATAACATCAGAAGCATGCTGACCAATGAAAGATATGCCGGTGATGTGCTCAGCAGAAAAACTTGTACACTCGATTTTAGAACACACAGAACAATAATTAATAGAGGACATAAACCCCAATATTATATAGAAGACCACCATGAAGGCATTGTTTCAAAAGAAGACTATGAGAAAGTTCAAGAAATAATTGGGGATAATAAATCTGATTTTAACAGGGGCGATTATGAGAAAACACCTTTTACCAGCAGAGTAATTTGCACCTGCTGTGGAAAAAATTTTCATCGATTCGGTAAAAACCTAGAGAAAACGATGTGGCGATGTTCATCCAATAAGAAAAGCGAACTGCTTTGTGAAGCGGATCCCATTGAAGAAGACCAAATTGAGAAACTTCTAAAGGAAGGTTTTGAAAAACGATACAACATCAACCAAAGAACCAACGATGGACTATTGATTAAGCAGCTGACGAAAGAATTATCAAATGCTGAAGCTGTCAGGGAACGAGAGCAAAACCTACTGCGAGTTGAACTGGAAAAGTGCCTAATCGCTGAGAATAAGGCTATTCTCCAAAATCTTGATACTGAAGAACTAAAAGAAAAAAGGCAAGAAATTGAAAAACAAATCGCAATAAAAGCTAAGCTATGGGAAGACTTCGATAAGGATTATGAATTTAGAGAAGCCTCCCTAAACCGATTGAAGGAGTTAAAGGGTTCAGATAAAGCCATTAAAAAAATACTAGATATCTCTTTCATGAGAGCGTGGGTGATTCACATTAAGGTGGAGTCACCTTTTTTATTTACCATCAAATGGATTGATGGGGAGGAGACGGTGGTCGGGAAGTATAGGGGAGGGTATCATGATGGAAGGAAGTAGAAATATATCGACCATGAATCCTCGGGTTAGGGTCATTCCTGCTAATATGAATAACCCTGATTATAGAAGTAATGAAGAGCGTAAAATCAAAGTAGCTGCCTATGCCAGGGTATCCACCCATGAAGAGGAACAACAGTCCAGTTACAAATTGCAGGTTTCTTACTTTAAAGAATATATTGAAAAGCAAGAAGGCTGGGAGCTTTATAAGGTCTACAGCGATGAAGGGGTTACTGGAACAAACACTAAGTACCGAACCGGATTCAACCAGATGATCAAGGATGCTAAGGAAGGAAAGTTTGATTACATCATCACAAAATCCATCAGCCGTTTTGCCAGAAATACTCTTGATTGCTTAACTTATGTTAGGATGCTAAAAAGCTTAGATAAGCCAGTGGGTATAATTTTTGATCGTGAGTCGATCAATACCCTCGACTCTCGCAGTGAGGTTTTGCTCACAATTATCTCATCGATTGCTGAAGAAGAGTCACGTACGATTAGTGCTAATGTCAGCTGGGGGGTTCAGAAAAGATTCTCGCAAGGGAAGCCGCACATTCCAACAACATACTTCTTAGGATATGACGAGGATGAAGAAGGGAATCTTATCATTAATGAAGAGGGAGCTAAAACTGTAAAACGGATATTTCGTGAGTTCATATCAGGAAAAGGCTCAGTCCAGATTGCAAAAAGGTTGACGAAAGACAAAGTGAAAACCGCCAGGGATAATACAAAATGGACCAGTGATTCCGTTTTAAAAATACTAAAAAATGAGAAATTCTGTGGCCATGCATTATGTCAGAAGTCAGTAACCCTGGACCCTTTAACCCACAAACGGGTCAGAAATAAGAACCATAAACCACAGTACTTTATACGGAACAATCACCCTGCAATCATCTCTGAAGAGGAATGGAATTATGTACAAAAGGAACTGGAAAGAAGAAGAAAAATGAAGCATGATCCTGACGGAAAGTACCACAGAACCTATAGCGGTAAAGCACCATTTTCTAATATGCTTTACTGTGGGGAGTGTGGCATGCCGGTTCATAGAAGGAGAATCACATCAAAAAAAGATGGCAAACCTTACAAGTTTACAGTTTGGCACTGCAGACTGGCGGCTCAGAAAGTAGAAGCTGACTTTGACTGCCATTCAAAGTATGTATGGGAAGAGGTGATTGAAGCAGCCTACAATGAAATGCTTTTGAAAATGACTGAAGAGATTGACCTGATAAGAGCTGAGGGAGAGGCAGCCATTGAGGATGTAAGCCTAACATATGATGAAAAGGAAAGGCTTAAAGAGCTGGAAGAAATCATCGATCGAATCAATGATCGCATAAGTGAAATGGCCATGAGAGAAAGTGCCACCAATGATCCCATCTATGATGCAACCCTTAGAAACATGATTTATGAATCACAAATCTACCAGCAGGAACATGAAGCCCTTATCAAAAGCCAGGACGAAGAAACCTATATGAGGCAGAACCTAGAAGCCTTAATTGCATATCTTAAAGACCAAAGTAGCTTTGAAACTTTTGATGCCACTGAATTTAAAAAGCTTGTTGAAAGAGGCATTCTCCACAAAGACTATGAGATTGAGTTTATCTTTAAATGTGGAGTCAAAAGAATGGCTTATGGCTGGAGACGTGGGAAGAACGAGTAATAGTCATTGAAGAATTTATCTAAGTAAATAAAATACTCCTTTACCTTATGGAGATTGTACTTGCAATAGTTTGACACCAATGTAAACATACAAGCAAGCATGATCTTTCAGAGGAAAGGAGTTTTTTTATGGACCAAATAGATAAAAGCTTATGGATCAATAAATTATGGGATCCTTTAGAGAAGATTGAAGATAGTCCCCTTCACAGTAAGCGAGAGGGAATCAAAGTAGCAGCATATTGTAGAGTGAGTCTTGATTCACTGGGACTGTCCCACTCATTGGAAAGCCAAGTAAGTCACTACACCTATCTGATTAATAGTAGGGACAACTGGACCTTTGTCGGTATCTATTTTGATAATCTGGTTACCG